GAACAAGGTCAGGTGGAGGCCATCGGCGTTTACTGGCGCATCACCGCGCGCGGCGTGCTGGCCTTCCGCAAGGGGGCCGCGCATGGCTGACTGGATCGACGAGAACCGCAAGGCGCGCCGGTATCTGTTGGAGCTGCTCTACGCCGAGCGCCACAAGGCGCGCAACCAGGAGGTCGGCGGCTACCTGTCGCGGCGCGATCTGGGCGATGCCGTGCGTGATGCCGATTTCCATCTGACCGTGCTCGCCGAGCTGGGCTACCTCAAACAGGACGGCATGCGCTGGCGCATCACCGGCAGTGGCGTGCTGTATCTCGAATCCCTCATTACCAAGGAGTAACACATGGCCATCATCACCCCCGCCCTCATCGCCAGCCTGCGCACTGGCTTTTCCAAAGCCTTCCAGGATGCCCTGACCGCCACGCCCACCGACTGGCAGAAAGTCGCCACGCGCGTTCCGTCGTCGTCGGCGTCCAATACCTACGGCTGGCTGAACCAGTTCCCCACCCTGCGCGAGTGGGTGGGCGACCGCGTTCTGAAGGACATGGCTGCGCAAGCCTACCAGTTGCAGAACAAGCTATATGAAGGCACGGTTGCAGTGCCCCGCACCGACATCGAGGATGACAACGTGGGCGTCTATACCCCGCTGTTCTCCGAGATGGGCCGCGCCGCCGCAACCCACCCTGACCAGCTTGTGTTCAGCCTGCTAAAGACTGCGCACACCACCACCTGCTACGACGGGCAGTTCTTCTTTGACACCGATCACCCGGTCTATCCGAACGTGGACGGCACCGGCGTTGCTGCCACCGTCAGTAACGTGCAGGCGGGTGCTGGCGATGCGTGGTATCTGCTCGACACCAGCCGCGCGCTCAAGCCGTTCATCTTCCAGGAACGCACCACTCCGGAGCTGGAGGCGCTGACTTCCTCCCAGGACGAGAGCTCCTTTATGAAAGACTTGTATAGGTATGGCATCCGCTACCGCTGCAACGCGGGCCTTGGATTCTGGCAGATGGCCTACAAGTCTCAGGCGACGCTGGACGCGACCAACTTCAACGCCGCGATGTCTGCGATGATGAGCATCAAGGCCGACGGAGGCCGCCCGATGGGCATCAAGCCGACGGTGCTGGTAGTGCCGCCGTCGCTGCGCGCCAACGCCATCGAGATCGTGAAGAACGAACGGCTCGCCAACGGGGCCAGCAACCCCAACTTTGGCGTTGTCGATCTGATCGTCTCGCCGTGGCTGGTGTAAGGGGCTGACGATGGCACGCGCAAAGACCGCCAATCTGGTGCTCGACGGCGTGGTGGACGTTCCACCCGCCGCAGCGCGCGTGCGGCTGTCCGTGCGCACTGCGCCAGCGCAAGGAGGCCTCCAGCGCTACCGCGCTGGCCTTGGCCCGTTCGGACGCGATCCGGTGACGGTCGAGGCCACGCCTGCGCAGGCCGAGGCATTGCGTGCTGATCCGGTGCTGATCGTGACAGAGGCGGAGTGACGCCATGCCCTACGCAACGCTCGCTGACCTGACCACCCGCTACGGCGAGGATGAAATCCGGCAGCGCAGCGATCACGCCGGCATCGGGTCGATTGACACGGCCGTTGTCAATCAGGCGCTCGCCGATGCCAGCGCCGAGATCGACGCCTATCTGTCCGGGCGCTTCACCTTGCCGCTGGCGACCGTGCCGCCGCACCTTGTGCGTATCTGCTGCGCCATCGCCCGCTATCGCCTCTGGGACGATGCCATGCCTGAGCGCGTGCGGGTCGAGTATCAGGACGCCGTTCGGCTGCTGGAGTCCATCGCCAAGGGGATGGTGACGCTTGGCCTCTCGATCGAACCAGTAAGCGGTCTATCAGAGGCAAGGCCGGGGGATGACCGAGTGTTTTCGAGATCGGGCACCGGGGGCTACTGAGTGGACTTGCAGCAGATCGTGGACCGCTTGCGCACGCAGTGCCCTGGGCTGCGGATGGTGGCCCTGGGTATCGAATACGACGATGCTGCCGTCGCCATGCCTGCCGCCTACGTTGTCGCGGAGAAAGAACAGGCCGACCCGCCGGAGTTGCTTGGGTCACGCAGGCAGCGGGTCGAGCTGACATTCAGCGTATCGCTGGTGGTCGGATCGGCGCAGCGGCATGCCGGGATCGGTGCAGGTCTGCCAGCGGCCATTGAAGCCGTGCGCAGCGAGGTGTTGGACGCATTGCGCGGATGGCTGCCTGCTGGCGCCGACTGGCCGATTGAACACCGATCCGGGCAGCTTGTGCCCGTCGATATTGGGCGCGCGATCTGGACAGACCTATTCGCCGTTGGATTCTTGAGGGACTGACATGACTGACATTTACCCGGATACAGGTGGCCGCTGGATTCGCACGCAGGATGGCGGGATCGTCAGGGACGATGGCGAGGCCGCGCCCACTGAAGCCGACCCTTCCAATGCCGCCGCTGACGCTGCTGCTTCCGATGACGATGCAGACACATCGCTCGTAATGGCGGACGGCGACGCAGAAACCGACTCTGCGCAAGACACACAGGAGAGCTAACCCATGTCCATGCTGATCCGCAATACCGTCATCCTGGCGAAGCTGGAAACGACCTACGGCACCGATGCGTCACCGACTGGCGCCTCCAACGCCCTGCTGGTGAGCGATGCCAGCTTTGAGCTTTCGATTGACAACGTCAACCGCGACCTGCTCCGGTCATCCCTCGGAGGATCGGAACAGCTCGCCGGCACGCGTTACGTCAAATGCGAGTTCACCGTTGAGCTGTCCGGTTCCGGCACGGCTGGAACTGCGCCCGCATGGGGGCCGCTGCTGCGTGGCTGCGGCATGGCCGAGACGGTCAACGCAGGAAGCAACGTGTCCTACAACCCGGTATCGCAGGGGTTCGAGTCGTTGACCATCTACTACTACCTCGATGGCGCCGTTCACAAGGCGCTCGGGTGCCGTGGCACGTGCGAAATCAGCGCCGAACTCGGCGGGCGCCCGACGCTGAAGTTCTCATTCATCGGCATCTATGGCGGCATCTCCGCCAGCTCCAACCCTGCCGCAACGCTAACGGCGTGGAAGAAGCCGGTGGCGATCACCGATGCCAACGCTGGCGATATCACCATCGGGGCGACGTTCACCGCCGCAACGGCTGCGATCACTGGCGGCACCACCTATCCAAGCAAGGGGATCAACATCACGCTCGGCCAAAAGGTGGAGTTCGTGCCGCTGCTGGGCAGCGAAAGCGTGGAAATCACCGGGCGCGAAACGACAGGGAAGCTGGCGCTGGATGTCACCCCTGCGCAGGCCGCCACGATGTATGCCGATGTGCTCGCCAATGCCACCGTAAGCCTTGCGCTCGAGATTGGCACGGCGGCTGGAAGCAAGGTGCTGCTGTGGGCGCCGACCGTGCAGCGCATCAATCCCAAGTGGGAGGAATACAACGGCCTCGCCCTGCTCGGCATGGACTTGCGGCTTGTCCCGAATACAGGGAACGACGAACTCGTGATCGCCGCCAAGTAAGGGATGACAGATGTTCAAGCTCGCGCCAAGTGACAGTTTCTGGTATCCGGTTTCCGTGCAGACCATCGGGCAGGACGGCAAGCGCTCCACAGAGCAGTTCCAGGCGCTGTTCAAGCGCTACAGCCGGACGCAGTTCGAGGCGCTGGTGGCGCGCCTGCAATCTGGCGAGCAGACCGATCTTTCGCTTGCGACCGATGTGCTGATCGGGTGGCGTGGTGTGCTGGATGCAGACGGCAAAGAGGTCGAGTTCAGCGAGCAGGCGCGCGATGCGCTGCTGGACATCTGGCCAGTGCTGCCCGCCGTCGTGGGGGCCTTCATCGAGGCGCACACGCCAGAGGGGCGCGCAAAAAACTGATTGCCGCCGCCAGACGCTGGGCCTCTGGCGGCGGGCGCGACACCAGCAAAGACGCGGCAGCGGCCTTCGGGCTGCTGCTCCAGCAAGAGCAGGAGGCGGAGATCGAGATATGGCCGGACTGTCTCGCCAGCGTGGAGGTGTTCCTATCCTGCGCCACGCAGTGGAGGATGGACGGCATGAACGGGCATGTGCTCGGGCTGGATTACGCCGCCGTGCGTGCCGTCATGGACATGCTCGACGTGGCCGACAAGGCGCAGACGTTCCGCGACGTGCGTATCATGGAGGCGGCGGCGCTGGAGGTGTTCAACGCTGCCACGCGATGAGCTGATCCAGGATTCCCCACATGGCCGCTTCCTCTTTCCAGCTTGGGATCAAGATCACCGCCGACAGCAAGCAAGCTGAGCAGGCGATGGCGCGCACGCGGGACGGCCTCGATGCCATTTCGAGGCAGTTGACCGTAGCGCGCAATGCCTTCCTTGCGCTGGGCGGCGTCATGGGGATGTCCGCAGGCGTTGCTGGGCTGGCGCGTGTGGCAGACGAGGTGCGGTCTGTCAATGCCCGTCTGCGGCAGGCGACCAGCAGTATGCAGGAGTTTGCCGCCGCGCAACGGCTGGCGCTTGATCTGTCCGCCAAGACCGGGGCCGGGTATGAGGCCATCGCCTCGATGTATGCGCGGCTGTCAATGGCAGCCAAGAGCTACGGCCTGAGCCAGCAGCAGGTCGCCTCGATCACTTCGGCCACCGCCAATGCGCTCAAGGTCAGCGGGGCCAGTGCTGGCGAAGCTGCCGCCGTCATCACGCAGCTATCGCAGGCGCTCGGCAGCGGCGTGCTGCGCGGGGATGAGTTCAATTCGATCATGGAGAATGGCGGCGCGCTGGCGAAGGCGCTGGCCGATGGGCTTGGGGTGCCAATTGGCAAGCTGCGCCAGCTTGCGGAACAGGGCCTGCTGACCACGGACATTGTGGCCGCCGCGCTCGAATCGCAGCGCGAAAAGCTGGAGGCCGCGGCTGCGGCCATGCCGCGCACCATCGGGCAGAGTCTTGTCGCCATGCGCGATGCGTTCGGGCAGGCCGTGGTGCAGCTTGACCAGTCCATCGGTGCAAGCCAAGCCGCGATTCATGTGTTCGACGCGCTGGCGCGCAACATGCAGAGCATCGTGGCGGTTGGCCTTCCCACCGCGCTTGCCGGTGTCGCGGTCATGCTGGGCCGCGTTGCCGGTGCCGGGGCGTCCTACCTGGGCGGGGTGTATAAGCAGATCGTGGCAGACCAGCAGGCGCGTGCCAGCGCAATTTCGCTGGCTGCGGCGCGTCTGGACTACGCCAAGGCCGAGTTTGCCGCAGCGCAGGCGACGGTTGCGTCCACCACCGGGATGGCGCGTCTGACGGCTGTGGAAAACGTGCTGGTGCCTGCACAGCAGCGTCTGGCGGCTGCGCAGCAGGAGCTGAACGTGGCGCAGGCCGAAGGCGCCGTTGCTACCCGCGCGCTGAATCTTGCCATCGCAGGGCTGGGCGGCCCGCTTGGAATCGTGGTGACGCTGCTCACGGCGGGCATTTCGGCATGGGCGCTCTGGGGCGACAAGGCCGAAGAGGCAGGCAACAGGGCCAAGACCGCCGCAGAAAAGGCGCGGGATGCCATCGAGCAGGCCAATCAGGCCCGCGACCGTTTGCAGCGCGAAGCCAAATACGGCACCGGGGATGCCGGGACGCTGCGCGAGGGCATCGACGCGAGCGCAAGGCAGATCGAGGCCAAGACCAGGGAGCTGATTGCAGCGCAGCGCGAGGCGGAGCGAGCACAGCAGCAAATCCGATACGCCCGCGAGGGTGGCGAGGTGGCCGCTGTTGCTGCGTATCAGCGCCAGCTCGACAGGGTGAAGGCCATCCGCGCAGAGCTTGCGCAGCTCCAGCGCGACCGCGAGGCGAACATCGCGCAGCTGAGCCGTGTTCAATCCGGCGATGGGCAATCCGCGCCTGGCGCGCCTACCAAGGCCCAGCGGATGCTGGCGGAGCAGCAGTGGAACCAGTATCTGCAACAGTTCCGCAGCAACAAGCAGAAGCTGGCCGATGAGATCAAGCAGCTGCAAGAGCTTGCCAAGCAGCGCGGGCTGTCGCTCGACAGCAAGGAATACAAGGACGCCGAGGCCGCGATCCGCGCCAAGTTTGAAAAGAAGGAGGCAGGCGGCATTGCCAGCGCATCCGCGCGGGATTTTCTGGATGTCGCGCGCGCGCAATCCGAGGCGGAATACAGCCTGCTGAAAGATTCGCTTGACCGGCAACTGGCCGCGCTGGATGAGTCGTTGCAGGATCGCCTGCTGTCTGTCAGGGACTACTACGCGCGCAAGACGCAGATCGAGCTGCAAGAGAATGCCGCAGAGCAGGAAAGACAGCGTGCGCTGATTGCGGATCTGCAAAAGACGGCAGCCAATGCAAAACCTGGCGAGCGCGAGCGTGCTCTGGCCGACATCATCAATGCGCAGGCGCAGCTTGAGATTCTTGCGCGGAAGGCGAAGGACATCCCAAAGGCCGCCGCGCGCGCGCAGCTGAAGGATGAGCTGGCAAGCATCCAGGAGCAGATGCAGCGCGCGCAGGCAATCGTGCAGGCCGCAGAGCAGAGCGCGCAATCGCGTGTCGCCATTGGGCTGGAAACGCAGGCGCAGGCGCGCAGGCAGGTCACTGAGACGATCCGCGCACAGGGGCAGGCGCTGGCGCGCGACCTGATCCCGCAGATTGAGCGCCTGCTGGCCGTCGCCACCGATCCGGTTGTCATTGCGCAGCTTGCCGCGACGCTCGACAAAATCCGGCAGATGCAGGCAGAGGGCAGCCGAACCGGCGCGTTCGATGGCATCAGCCAGGCCGTGCGCGACTACGCCGACAAGGCATCGGACGCCTTCCAGACGGCGCGCGATGCAGCCACACGCGCATTCCAGGGGATCGAGGATGCGCTGACCGACCTTGTTGTGAAGGGCAAGGCGGACTTCCGTGGGCTGGTGGTCAGCATCCTGGCCGATCTTGCGCGGCTGCAACTGCAAAAAGGCCTGAGCCGCCTGTTCGATGTGGTCGGGACGGCCATCGGGGTGAAAACGAACGCCGTCGGTGGTGTGTATTCATCGCCAAGCCTGTCTGCCTACTCTGGCGGGGTGTATGACAGCCCGCGCGTGTTTGCATTCGCCCATGGGATCGGCGTGTTCGGCGAAGCAGGCCCGGAGGCCATCATGCCGCTGAAGCGTGGCCGGGACGGCAAGCTCGGCGTCGTGGCGCAGGGTGGCACTGCGGGGAACATCACGGTCAATGTGCATGTTGACGCGACATCGCAGCCTGGGGACATTCGCGGCGATGCGCGAGGCATTGACCTTGGGCGGCGCATCCAGGCGGCAGTGCGCGCCGTGCTGGTCGATGAGCGCAGGCCTGGCGGATTGCTGGCGGGAGGCTGAGCAGCATGGCGACGTTCACGTGGGCACCGAGCTATAGCGCAAGCATGGAGGTGTCGCCGCGCGTGCGGCGTGTCGCCTTCGGCGATGGCTATGAGCAGCGAGTGGCGGATGGCATCAACACGATGCCTGCAAAATGGTCACTGCGGTTCGTCCGCTACAACGCCGATCTTGCCGCAATTGCCGCGTTTCTGTCCGCCCGCGCCGGGGTGGAAGCCTTCGACTGGACGGCGCCTGACGGGACATCCGGGAAATACGTGTGCAGGCAGTGGACGCGATCCTATACCGGCCCGCAGATCGGCGAAATCTCGGCCACGTTCGAGCAGGTGTTTGGGGAGTAACCGATGGCGATTCGCTCTGATATTCAGCAGGCAGCGCCTGGGGCCATCATCGAGCTGTTCGAGCTGGACGCGACGCCGCAGGGCGCGCCGTCCGTGTATCGGTTCGTCAACTGGGCGAACCCGGTTGGCGGGGATGTTGTGTGGCGCGGCCAGACATACACACGCTATCCGGTGGAGGCGGAAGGGTTCGAGCTGTCCGGGCGCGGTGCGTTGCCGCGTCCGAAGCTGCGTGTCGCCAACGCCAACGGCTTGATGGGCGCGCTGGCCGTGGCGATGGATGACCTGCTGGGGGCCAAGGTCACGCGCTGGCGCACCTTCGTCAAGTATCTGGACTCTGCCAACTTCCCGCCTTCCGTGCAGCCTGTCACCAATGGACTGACGCTTACCCGCAGCAGCACGGCAACCCGCGTGCGTTCGGATCGCGTCATCGAAACAGTGGCAGCGAATACGGCCCGCGTTACGCATGACATTGCGACAGGGGCCGTGCAGGGTCTGCTGGTGGAACCGCAGGCCACGAACATCATGCCGAAATCGGAGTCCGGCTTTTCAGGCACGAGTGGATACACTCCGACCTATGTCACCATCGCAGACGCGCCAGGCGCTGGCCCGTTCGGTGGGACGGCTACGAAGATCACGGAGACAACGGCCAACAATTACCACTATCTCATCATGACCGCGCCGAAGCCTGCTGCGGCTGGCACGTATTCGGTGCGGCTCTATATGAAGGCCGCTGGTAGAACTGTCGGAGGCGTTCAGGTGCGTGCGCCTTCCGGCTTTTCGAGCTACGGGCAGTTTTCGGTAGACCTTACCACTGGCGCCACCAGCAATTACCTGAACGGTGGAGCGTATTTCAACGTCTCACCGTCTATGGTGACGGTGCGCCCCGTGCTGAATGGATATTGGGAAATCAGCGTTTCAGGTTTCTCCGCCAACGCCGAATCCGGGATAATCGTCGAGGCGATTGTTTCAAACTCAACTACGATTGCAGCATACACCGGCGATGGTGTCAGCGGAATCTACGTGTGGGGCGTGCAGGTCGAGCAGGGCGCTGCGCCTAGCAGCTATATCCCAACGGCAGGAAGCGCGGTCACGCGCGCAGCGGATGTGGCGACCTTCACGGTTCCGCCTCGCGTGATTCAGATGGTCACGACGTATGCGGACGGCAGCACGCGCACCGATACGGTGACGCCTGGCAGCACATACACGATTCCGCAGACGATCAAGCCGATCGCCAGCATCGACGGCGGGACGGCCACAGCTGGCGAGGTGTTGCCAGTGCTCAGGACAGATACCGGATCGGCGGTGCTGTATGCGGAGCAGACATACAACCCGACCGCTGACCCCAACCAATACCTGAGCCGCGATGTGTGGGTGGTGGATCGCAAGTCCGCCGAGAATCCTGCGGTCGTGGAGTTCGAGCTTGCCGCGCCCATCGACGTGGCAGGCGTCATGCTCCCGCGTCGGCAGGTGGTGGCGAATGTCTGCGCATGGCAGTATCGCAGCGCTGAATGCGGGTATGCAGGGCGGCCCGTTGCCGATGCCAACGACCAGCCGACCAACGACCCGGCGCAGGATCGCTGCGGAAAGCGCCTATCAAGCTGCAAGCTGCGGTTTGGCAATACCGGCGTTCTTCCCTATGGTGGGTTCCCCGGCGCGCGGAGGATCGGATGAGCGAAAATCACCCGCTGCTGGCGCTGGTGGATGATGTTATGCAGCACGCCAGCAAAACTGCGCCGCAAGAGTGCTGCGGCCTGGCCGTCCGAAAGGACGGCGTTCTGATCTACTGGCCCGCGCGCAACATCGCCACCGGAAATGATGCGTTCGAGATCGCGCCGGAGGATTGGGCGGCTGCTGAAGATACCGGCGAGATCGTCGGCGTCTGCCACGCGCACATGTATCTGCCGCCCGTGCCGAGCATGGCCGATCGGGTATCTGCCGCGCGCAGCGGGCTGCCGTGGCTGATCGTTGGCTATCCCACCGGCGATGCGCAGGTGCTTGCGCCTGATCCCTACGACCCGCCGCTGATCGGTCGCCCATTCGTGCATGGCGTGCTGGATTGCTTCAGCCTGATCCGCGACTACTACCGGATGGAGCTTGGGATCGCGCTGCCTGACTTTGCGCGCAGCGATGAGTGGTGGCTGAAAGGCGGCGACCTCTACCGCCAGCACTTCGCGGAGGCCGGGTTCGTGCAGGTCGCTGGAAGCGAGTTCGACATGCGCGATCTGCGCGAGCACGATGTGCTATTGATGCAGGTGGCAAGCCCTGTGCTCAACCACGGGGCCGTCTATCTCGGCGGCCAGGTCATCCTGCATCATTGCCAGAATCAACTGTCCGGGCGCAGCGTGTATGGTGGATTCTGGCGGCGCGCGACCGGGCTGGTTGTCAGGCATCGCTCGCTGCTGGAGAATCAGCAGCCATGATGACCGTTCTGCTGTATGGGCACCTGCGCGCAAAGTTCGGGCTGCGCTACCGCTACGACGTGCGCGACCCAGCCGAGGCCGTGCGCGCATTGTGCGCGACGGTTCCGGGGTTCCAGGCGCATGTGCTGGCGCACAACCGGCCTGGCTACCGCGTGCTGGTGGGCGATGAACCGCGCGACAGCGAGACGCTGGCACTCCCAGCCGATCGCGGCAGCGTCATCAAGATCATCCCTGTCGTTTCCGGGCAGGGGCGCGGGTTCGGGCAGGTGTTGCTTGGCGCGGCCCTGATCGGCCTGGCCTTTGCCACTGCTGGCGCTGGTGTCGGCTTCAGTAGCCTGTTCACCGGGGCCGGGTTCACCACCACCGGGCTGATTGCCGCGAAGTTCGGCACGGCGCTGATTCTTGGCGGCATTGCGCAGATGCTTTCGCCCACGCCGAAGTCGCCTGGCGGTGGCGGCGAGAAAAAGGCATCCGACATCTTCAGTGGCCCCGTCAACACCACGCAGCAGGGCAACCCGGTGCCGATTGGATACGGTCGGCTGATCGTCGGATCGCAGGTAATCTCTGCTGGCCTGTCTGCGGCATCCGTGACAGATGGGCAGGCGGCCAGCAGCGGAAGTGGTGACGGTGCATCCGGGTGGAGCAAATACGGGGACGAGGACACTCCATGACCGCGAATCAGTGGCCGATCATCGGCGCAGGTGGCGGCGGCAAGGGCGGCGGCGGCAGCGCAGGATCGCCAAGCGAAGACCCTGACAGCCTGCGCTCGCGCCAGTATGCGCGCGTGCTCGACCTGATCAGCGAAGGCCCCATCGTCGGGCTGGTCAACGGTCTGAAGTCGATCTATCTGGACGATACGCCGATCCAGGCATCCGACGGTTCCTTCAATTTCAGCGGGGTGTCTGCGACCTGGCGCACAGGAGAACAGTCGCAGCCGCATATCCCCGGATTCGACGAAATCGAGAGCGAGATTGCGGTGGGTGCCGAGGTCAAGGCGTCCGCGCCCGTTGTTCGCAGTATCACCGGCGACGCCGATGCCGTGCGCGTGACGGTGAGCCTTCCGCAACTGGCCTATCAAGACTACTCGGCCAACAAACTCACCGGGGCATCGGTCAGCATCGCCATCGACATCAACAATGCCGGTGGCGGGTGGCAGACTGTTGTTACCGACACAATCAGCGGCAAGACCACCAGCCGCTACCAGCGCAGCTATCGTGTCGCGCTGCCGGCCCCTGGCCCATGGGATATCCGGGTGCGCAGGATCACGCCTGACAGCACCAGCAGCGCGCTGCAAGACAAGACCTATTGGGACAGCTACACCCGCATCATCGAGGCCAAGCTGTCCTACCCCAACAGCGCGCTGGTCGCGCTCGAACTGGACGCCTCGCAGTTCCAGGCCGTGCCGACGCGGGCATACGATGTTCGCCTGCGCGTGGTGCAGGTGCCTAGCAACTACAACCCGGAGACGCGTACCTACACCGGGACATGGAACGGCACGTTCAAGCTGGCGTGGACGGACAACCCGGCATGGGTGTTCTACGACCTGCTGACCAACACGCGCTACGGCCTTGGCCAGTTCGTGGACGCCGCCCATGTGGACAAGTGGACGCTGTATCAGATCGCGCAGTATTGCGACCAGCTCGTTCCAGACGGGTTCGGCGGGATGGAGCCGCGATTCACGTGCAACCTGTATTTGCAGACGCGGCAGGAAGCGTTCACCGTGCTGCAACAGCTGGCGAGCGTTTTCCGCGCCATGATCTCATGGCAGAACGGGACGATCGTTGCCGTGCAGGATGCGCCATCCGATCCCGTGGCCCTGTTCACCGCAGCAAACGTGGTGGACGGTGCCTTTCACTACGAAGGGGCCGGACTCAAGGCGCGGCATACCGTGGCGCTGGTGCAGTGGTCTGATCCGTCGGACATGTATCGCCCGGCCATCGAGTACGTGGCCGACGATGAAGGCATCGCCAAGTATGGCGTGATCGAAACCAACGTCGTTGCGGTCGGCTGCACGTCGCGCGGTCAGGCGCACCGGCTTGGGCGCTGGATGCTCTACAGCGAGCGCATGGAATCGGAGACGGTCACATTCAAGGCTGCGCTGGACGCGGCCTACGTCACGCCTGGGTGCGTCATCTCCATCCAAGACCCTGTGCGGTCTGGCCGCAGGCTTGGGGGGCGCGTGCTGTCGGCCACAACGACGCAACTGACCATTGACGCGCCTGTGCTGCTGGAGGTCGGCAAGACCTATTCGATGTCGGTTGTGCTGCCGGACGGCAGCATCGGCACGTCTGGCGTGTCCGTCTCATCGACGGGCGAAACGTCAACGGTCACGCTGTCATCCGCGCTGGCGCAGGCGCCGCAGGCTGGCGCTATTTGGGTGTTGTCAACCTATGACCTGGTGCCCACGCTGTGGCGCGTCCTGAGCGTGCAGGAAACCGGCGAAGGAACCGTCGAGATTGCCGCCGTTGCGCACAATCCCAGCAAGTATGCGGCCATCGAGCAGGGGTTACAGCTCGAAACGCCGCCCGTGACCGCGCTGGATCGCGGGCAGGCGCCGCAGCCGCCAAGCGGCATTACGACCGCTGAATCCATCTATCGTGCTGGGCCGTCCACGCTGGCGACGCGCGTGAGCGTGAGCTGGCATCAGGTGCCGTTTGCGGCAGAGTATGAGTGCGAGCTGCGCGGGCGCGGGGCGTCGGTCGGCACGGGATATGCCTGGCGCGGGCGCGGAACCAGCTGCGACATTGCGCCGGTCGAGCCGGGGGACTACACCGTATTCGTGCGTGCTATCAGCGCCCTCGGCGTGCCAGGGCAGCGTGCATCTCAGGACGTGACCGTGCTTGGGCTGGCCGCCCCGCCGTCGGATGTGTCCGGCCTGACATGGGCGACGGAAGGCTATGGCATCCGCCTGCGCTGGGAGCCGGTGCCTGACATCGACCTGGCCGATTATGAGCTGCGCGTAGGTGCGTCATGGGCAACTGCCGCTGTCATCGCGCGGGTGTCCGCGACCACCTATCTCTGGCAGGCGCAGGCCACTGGCGCGCAGACGGTCTGGATAGCCGCGCGCGACACCAGCGGGAACTACAGCGTGAATCCCGCATCGGTTGCGGTGTCCGTGCAGGCACCAGCAGCGCCGACCGTGACATGGGCGCTGGACGGCGCGGATGAGCTGCTGACATGGACGGCTCCGACCAGCACATTCGCCATCGACCGCTACGAGGTGCGCTACGGTTCCAGCTTCGCAGCGGGAACGCCCGTGGCGCAGCTTTCTGCGCAACTGCTGCGCCGACGCGCCGACTACGGCGGGAGCCGCACATGGTGGGTGGCGGCGGTCGATATCGCTGGCAACGTCGGCACACCGGGCCGCGTCGATGCCGCCATCTCCGCACCGGCAACGCCGCAGCAGCCAACCGCCGAAGTGATCGACAACAACGTGCTTCTGCGCTGGCAGCCTGGAACGGCAACGCCATCCAGCCTGCCGGTCTCGCATTACATCGTGCGCAAGGGCGCAACCTGGGCATCGGGCGATCCGAATGCCGACCTGACGGTCTCCGGGACGTTCGCGGCCATCTTCGAGCAGGTGTCCGGCCTATACACCTACCACGTCGCGGCAGTGGATACTGCCGGAACAGTCGGCACGCCGCGCGCCGTCTCCGCGCAGGTGGCGCAGCCGCCTGATTACGTGCTGCGGACTCAGGTCGATGTCGATCTTGCCGCGTCTGGCGTGCGCACCAATGCGCTTGCCGTCGATTCCGGCCTGCTGCTGCCTGTCGATCTCACCGAAACATGGCAGTCGCACTTCACGGCGCGCTCATGGGCAACGCCGCAGCAGCAGATCGACGCTGGCTACCCGATCTATTTGCAGCCGACGCCCTCATCGGCCAGCTACCAGTACGAGTATGACTACGGGGCCACGCTCTCCGGCACGATGGCGACGGTCTCTTGGGTCGAGACGGCCATCTCAGGCAGTGCCACGCTGACATGCCAAATCGACTACCGCGCGTCCACATCCGACCCGTGGACATCCGGCCCGTCTGGTGCGCGGCAGGTCATGCTCACCAATGCGCGCTACGTGCGCGTCACGCTGTCCATCTCTAGCGCGCCAGCAGGAACGCTGATCCGCGTCGATGCGCTCACCCTGAAGCTCAGCAGCAAGCTGCGCACGGACTCTGGCAGCGGCACGGTGACGGACGCCAACAACGGCGTGTGGGTGTCGTTCGGAATCCCGTTCGTCGATGCCGACACCCCTGTCGTGCAGCCCGTCGGCACAACCCCGCTCATCCCGGTGGTGGACTTCACCGACACCCCGAACCCGACTGGGTTCCGCGTGTATCTGTATACACTGGCCGGTGCAAAGACCACCGGGTCATTCTCATGGACAGCTCGAGGCTACTGACATGGCAGATTTCTCGAAACCGGCACTGACCGATACCTACACAAGCTGGCAATCCACGCTCACAGGGAACCTGACCGCAGCCCTGCGCTGGCTCGATCCGGCCACATCGGGGACGCACAGCAACATCCCATCCGGGGCATACAGGCTCAACGCGGGCACGCTGGAGACCTACAGCAGCGGCACATGGACTGCCGCGACCCTGAAGGCGACGCAACTGACCGCAGCCCGCACGATTGCAGCAACCGGCGACGTGGCATGGTCTGTGTCGTTCGATGGATCGTCGAACGTGACCGCCTCGGCGAGCCTTTCCACTACCGGCGTATCCCCCGGCACGTATCGCAGCGTGACCGTGGACGCCAAGGGGCGCGTCACCGCAGGCAGCAACCCCACCACACTGTCCGGCTACGGGATCACCGATGCCGTGGCGACCAGCGGCGACCAGTCCATCGCAGGCGTCAAGACGTTCACCGGGACGCTGGCCGATAGCGCAGGGCACGTGCGCGACCTTGCCCTCAACACGCAGAATGCCAACTATACGCTGGCGCTGTCAGATCGCGGCAAGTGCATCATCAAGACGGACGGCGGCACATATACGTGGACGATCCCGACGAACGCAACCGTCGCACTCCCTGTCGGCGCGATGATCACGGTGCGCTGCGCCAATTCCTCAGGTTCGGTGACGATTGCAAGGGCATCGGGCGTTGCGCTGCGCAAGGCCGGAAGCGGGACAGACGCCAACGTCACGCTCGCGGCCTGGGGAATGGCGACACTGCTGAAAGAAGGCACCGATAGCTGGGTGATTAGCGGAACGGGGGTCAGCTAATGACGCTCCAGCAGATTCTGGCAACCTGCACCGACGCCGCGCCAGCGTTCGCGCCCATCTTGCGCGATTACACCACGCCCGTCGCCAGCGCCACGGATACTGCGCCAAACGGCGCGACCCAAGTACGCATCTGCGTGTGGGGTGGTGGCAATGCCGGATATGGTGGCGATGGCGTGTTTGGAGGAAGCGGAGGCGACAGCAGCGGCTACGCCGAGTCGGTCTACCAAATCACTGGCGGGCAGACGCTGGTTTATACCGTTGGTGCTGGCGGGAGTGGCGGTGCTGGGGCGGCATCGCAGGTGACAAGCGGGAGCAAGACAATAACGGCGATCACGGCATCGTCGGCAACGCAAAGCGGCGGCAACGTGCTCAATGCGCCAGGGAATCCAGGCGCGCAATCATACGATACATCTGGCGGCGCTGGCGGCGCTGCCGTCGTCGGGTGGGGCGGCTACAGCGCAGGCGCTGGTGGCGCTGGTGGGTCAGCGTTTTCTGTAAACGGAAGCCCAGGACAAAACGGGCGCGTCATCTTCTACTACACATGACGATGCGATATCCTCGGCAAAATCTTGATACGGGTTCGGCGATGAGCGAAGAGCAGATCACAGCACTTGCACGCGACATCCACCACATCCGCGCAAGCCAAGAATCGATGCGCGCGGCCATCGAGCGCATGAGCGAGGCCGTGACGCGCCTTGCAGTCGTTGAAGAACGACAGGCGGCCACTTCGCAGGCCATTGATCGCGTCATGACATGCGTCGAAAAGATCGACGAACGCGTGCGCGCGCTGGAGGTGGCCGAGCCTGTGCAGTCCATGGCGGCGGGTTGGGTGACGCGGGCGATGTGGGCGGCTGCAAGCGCTGCTGCGATGTATGCCGCCGCCAAGATCGGCCTCCTATGAGCATCGTGCCATGCTGAAGAATCTTCCTGCCAGACCATCGAGGCGCACAGTCATGACCGGACTTGGCGCATCGGCCCTCGCCGTTGCCCTGATCGCCAGCTTCGAGGGCTATTCTCCGCGCGCCTACGATGACGGCGTTGGCGTGCAGACCGTGGGCTTTGGCTCCACGCGCAATCCGGACGGCACCCAGGTCAAGGCGGGCGATACCGTCACCCCGCAGCGCGCGGTGGTCATGCTCGCGCATGATGCCGACAGGATCGCAAGGGAGCTTGCCGACTGCATCGGCCCTGTTCCTCTCTACCAGAGCGAGTGGGACGCCTACGTCTCCTGGGCCTACAACATCGGCAGCGCCGCCGCCTGCAAATCGACGCTGGTCAAGAAGCTGCACCAGACCCCGCCCGACTACGAAGGCGCATGTCTTGAGTTGCTGCGCTGGAACCGCGCCGGTGGCCGTGTGCTGCCTGGGCTGACCAAACGCCGCGAATCCGAATACCGCCTGTGCATGGGAGATGCGCCATGATCGCGTTGCCGTCTTTCTGGCCTTGGGCGCTGGTGGCAATCGTATCCGCTGCCGCTGGTGCAACGGTTGGCTACTCATGGGAACACCGCGCCCGCGTTGCCGAAGTCGCCCAGATTCGCGCCGAAGTTGCCCGCCGCGAAGCCGCCGCCGCTGAGGAATCCCGCCGCCGCATCGAGGCAGCCAGCCGCGCCGCCGATGCCGTCATCGCCCAACGCGACGCCCGCATTGCCGAACTCGACGCCGCCACCCGGAGACTTCGCCATGATCTCGCAACCGTCACGACTGGCCGCGCCTGCCTGTCTGCTGCTGCTCGCCGCGTGCTCCACGATGCACCGGCCTTTGCAGGCCCCGACGTGCCCGCGCCCGCCAGCAGCACTGCTGGCGCCACTGCCGCCTCTGCCGCCGATTCCGGCGACAGCACAGACGCAGACGTTGCCGGGTGGATCATCGACGCCGCAAGCCTATACGAAGCCTGCCGCGCCCGCATCGACGCGCTCCGGCAGTGGGACGCCCAGGTGAACCCTGGGCGCTGACCACTGCCGCACAGATCACCATCCGCCCATCCACTCCCGCATCAGGCGCGCAATCTCAGGCAGCTCTTCCAGCCTCGCGATCCCGCCACCTGGAAGCGCATACACGCCGGGTATCGGCTCATAGACCCTCAGCCCGGCGCGATTACGCCTCACCGTGATCGCCGGGGTGAACCTGAACCCGCCGACGGACACGATGCCGATGTCATCCTGCGGTTGTGGATTGCTTTTGATTCTCTTCATGCCTACCTCGCAACTCATCATTTGAAAACCACCGTCACGCCATCGTCGGCGCGGCGCACTTCGGCAATGCCGCGCCACTCCAGATGATCGAAGGCGTCACGCAAATACGGATCGGCCTCGACCTGCTCGCTGGTGAGCTTCCAGTGCCCATGCTCTAGCGGCTGACCTTCTGTGCAGACGACAGACTGAGCCGCATCGTCGGCAATGCGCAGGGCGCGGCTCAAGTCGGCCCCGTGATCGCATCCGCACTCGCCAGCAGCAACGCACTCCATCGCAAGGAAGTTCTCAGGCCGTCCAGCCGCAGGGCGCGGGCACAGAGGTTGCCTGAACAGCGGCACCACGCGGCCCTCAAGCCCGCGATTGCACACGCGCAATCCGCTTGCTGCGGCGCGCTCTGTGTCATACACGCCATAGACGCGCCAGCCAGAAACAGGCAAGCCGAACTCGCCTGTCCCCCTCACCTCAAAAACCCATGCGTCCGGCTTCAGGTCTTTCATGCCACCGGACCCCTCACAGAGAACCTCGTTCCATCCATCACTACTTCGCGCACGCCGCGCATGAACGGCTCAATGTCGATCTCGTGGCCTTCCTTCATCCTCCTCCGATGGGATGCGACTAGATGCAGGATCGGGCGCTTTCGGCCCGTCGCAGTCACCGGAAGTTCGCGGGCGTATAGCAGGCTCTTGACTTCTTCGGCGGTGCATCCGATGGACGCCTTGCCACCTCCAGTCCCTTCATCCGCCGTGATCTCCCAGCAGAAGCGGCGGTCTGCATGGGCTTGAAGCGCTGTACAGATCATTTCTAGCACGGCTTCGCGATCTCGCGTGATAGACCAGTCGATGCCTGGAGAATTGGACAAGCGCACTTGTCCTGCGGCGTCGATCCAACACCAGACCGTCATTCCGATCAGCAGGCCGCGCGGGTGTTTCCAGTCCTGCGAAACCCACGTCGCCCGGTATTGCGGCATGTCGGCTGGCATGGCCTTGACGCCAAGAGCGCGCAGGTCGGATGCCGAGACATGGCCGTTGATGCGGCGCAGGTAGCAGGCGTGTGGCGACTTCCGTTCGTCGGTCGGCACGCAGAAGATGCAGGTGCGAGTTTCTGGAAGAGGGTCGTTCGTCAGGTCGAAGCCGTATTGGTGCGGAAGCACGAGGCGGTCCTTGCCTGGCATGTGCGGTATCGTCTCGCGGATACCCCGCATGATTCCCGGCGTCACGCGGGATGCGCGCACCTTCATGTTCGATACGGATCGCTTGACCGGCTTGATGTAGCAGGTCTCGATCATGTTGGCGATTTCGTCCTCGAACTCTTCTTTTATCCAGCGGTCGTCGGTCATTCCGTACTGCCTCACTATTTCTGTCGTTGCTGGCGCCGAGGCCCGAAGTTCTTGCGAGCGCGCGCCCATGAACCACCGCGCCAAATGTCCCTAATGGTCTGCTCGCTGACACCATAGCGTTCGGCCAGCATGCGGGCGGTGTGCGCGTTGCGCGTGTCTTTCTCCGCCTTGATTTCGGCAACGTCCGCTGGCAGCAGCTTGGTCTGAATGCTTGAGCGGTTGGCGTCTGCCTGCGTCCCGCAGGCGAGATGGTGCGGGTTGACGCATGCCTTCTTGTCGCATGTGCTGTAAACGACCAGCCCGCGCGGGATCGGTCCGAACAGCATTTCCCACATCCAGCGGTGCGCGAGCGTGTCCCTGCCGCAGAAAGTCAGCTTGCCGTGGCCGCACTCCGTCATGTGCCCAAGCCACTCCCAGCAGTCATCCGGGCGCTTGCCGAGCTTCACTCGCGGCTTGATTGCTTGCCCATGATTAGGCATGGCTCACCATCCTTGTGGTCACACAGAACAAGGGGACACCCCGGCGTCTGTGTGCGCAAGTTCACCGGCGCGATTCTTTCCGCACCCTTTACACCGCATAGCCGGTATTACGCGAGTGTGGTAATAGACGTCGTTGTAACCACTCGTCAGTTTTGCCGTGCGACCACAATGCTCGCACTCCATTTCAGCACTGAAGTCATTACCATACCTGCTCAAGATTTTCACGATCTTCATTTCATCCTCCGCAAATTGGATTTCCAGCGGCACCGCAGTATCCCCTGCGCCGCATGTGCGCAGACGATAGCGGCTCGATCCACCCAGCCGGGTTCCAGCCGTCCAGGTCGCCGTCAAACGGCCGGAATTGCCAGTCGTCTATGCCGACAGGCTTCTTCCCGGCTTCGCTCTCGCTGAGCGCGCTTGGGTTGTCAGCAACCCAGAACCTTTGCGCACCATCGGATGGGCCGGTGATTTCCGCCCACCGCCAGAATGCTCAGCCACTCGCCATGCACAAACGCTTGATAATCGGGCACAGCTTGTTCCTTGCTTCGCTGTCTGTAAGCATGTCTGCCTTCCTCAAATCACCAACCAAATGACAATTGCCGCGACGCTTGCGCACAGAATGACCGCAGCCCGCATCCTGCGGCGCAGGCGCGCCTCAACCCACCGCTCCGACGGCTTCATCTCGTGGCTGCGCGTCGGGTCGCACATGTCGAACGCATCCCACAGCCCTTTGACGATGATTGGAACATCCCGGCTCATTTCCGATCCTCCACATACAGCTTGTGCAGATACTCCATCGCCTGCTGCACGCCAGCGCCAGACCTGGCACGGTATGACTCGACGTGCTCATCCAGCATCCGAGACAGCACCGACCGGACAACGGCACCGATTGCGGCATCGTCCCCGGCTTCGATTGCCTCCGATATCGCCGCCGCTTCATGTCCGTTGGGCGCAAGATCGCCTATGAAGTCTGGAGACCGCATGACTTCCTCGCGCATCTGAACCAGATCTTCCGGCTCATCCGGCCCCATGCACTCACGACATCCGCAGTAGGTCATGTCTGAGTAGTTCATGGCGTGGCCTCCCCATCCTCGCTATCGACCAACGCCAGCAGGTCATCGCTTGGCGCGCCTTCGCTCTGCGGCTCAGCATCATGCTGCGGCTCTTGCGGCTGCTGTGGCTCCAGGATTTCGCCCGTCTCCGCGTCGATCACCAGCGGGTTGTCCTGCGGCAGGCCCAGCTCCGCGCGTTCGTCTGCCTCGATGGCCGCGGCAAGCTCTACGCTGATTGGCAGCCACTTGAACAGCCGCCGAACCACGGTCTTGAGCGCCATCGCCTCGAAGTGCGTCACCCATGGGCCGGAGTTGCCAGCGCGCGATTGCGCACGCACCGCCTCGATCTCGCGGCGGCTCATGACGTCGAACTGGATGCCGCCGTCCTTCAGCTTTGCGACGGCATACACAAACCGCAGCTTGTCCGGCTGCGAACGGTTCGGGTTGTCGAAGTCAGGGACGTGGCGCAGGTTGCTGTCAAGCCCCAAGGTCACCTCGAACGTGTCGCCCTCATACACAGGGCGGGCCTCGATGCTGGCGATCTGCCCGCTGCGGCGTGCCAGGTCGATCATGCCGCGATAGCCGACGATGAACTGGACTTCGGTGCGGTTGGCCCTGCGATTCTCGAACGGAATCAGGTAGGCATGCCCCAGCGGGCCTCCCGGCTCAAGGCCAAGCTGGGCGCAGGTCATGAGCGCGCCCATGAAGCTGTGCTGGTCGCAGCGCGCCAGCGCCGGGTTCTTGCGCACCTCCGTCAGCGCGACGCGCGCAAGACGGTCTGCGGTGACGTGCTTGGGCAAAGCCAACGCCATTTGCGCCTTGATGCGCGGATCGGTCAGCAGCGCGGCGATGTCGCCGCCTGCCTGCTTGCGGGTGGTTGGGGCTTTGCCAGTGACTGCTGCCTTCAGTGAAGTTGCCATGTCAAATCTCCTTCAGGATGAACCGGCGCGAGCCGGGGGTTTCGGTGGTGTGCGCTGCGATTACGTCATCTGGCGCGTGCAGCGCTGCCGCGACCTCTTTCCAATCCGTGCGGCGGGTCGGCTTGGCAGCCCTCCAGGTCACCAGCGGTTGGCCGTTGAGCGTGAGCGCCGACCGCTCGCCAAGGGCAAGCTTGATCCGATCAATTGCGTTTTGGAAACAGACCTCTGCCTGCTCCAGGCGAGCCTTCGCGATTCGTGCGGCGTTGTAGGCGGCCAGCAGGGAATCATCAGCCTCGACGGCATCGCCGTTGTCGGACGGGAACAACCGCTCAACGTCCTTTGCCGTGGTCGGCTCCGGTGGCTGCCGCGTCAGCACGTGCCGGTGCCAAAAGTCATGCGCACGCTCCAGCATCGCCGCGATGGTCTCATCGTCCCGGTGGATGCGGCGGATCACCATCCGCTGCCCGCCGATCAGCGCGGCAACGTCGGCCCACTGCTGGCCAGTGATTGCCAGATACCACATGACCTGCGCCTGGTAATGCACCGGCACAGCGTCATCATCGCCGTCGCGGCCCCAGTCTCCAGCCTTGTAGGCGCTGGTGGTCTTGACCTCCAGCAGTCCAGCCGCGCCCAGCAGCGTGCCGCCGTCATCGGCCACACGCACGCGGCTACCTGGCGCGACAATGGCGCGGTCGATGTTGCCGATTGCCCACTCATGATCCGGGTGGCGCAGGATGCGATTGACGCGCTGCACAGAGCTTCCGGTTCGCCGTCCGTACTCGCGCGCAATCTCCCCCTCGAACAAGGTTCCCCAGTATGCGGCTTCGGCGTTGCCGATTTCTTCGGTCGATTGGCCGGTCTTGTCCAGCCAGACATCGAGGGCAGTTTTCCAGCCCTTCGGCGTCAGGCCGAGGATGGCGGCAATGTCAGAGCCGCCGATTCCGCTGCGGCGTTCAGCGAGCCATTGCTCACGGTTCATTTACGGCCTCCTTGACAGGCTCAACCGAGACTTTCACCCGCGACAGCGGGTGCACCGAAGAGCTCACCAGGGGCGAGAGCACGATCTTGATGGCGCGGCGCAGGGCCGCGCAGCTGGATGTGTCGAGCAGGTTGAGGTGCTCGACGGCATCGTTGACCGAAATGGTCACACGGTAGAGCTTCTTGGGCTTGTCTGTGTTCATGGTTGCCTCTTGGGTTTGGCCTTGCGTATAATACACAAGACATCGCCAGATGCAACAGCACGTCAGATGCCGTTCAGCGCGCGTTCATGATATGAGCGCATGACCACAACCGGAAAGGAGGAACCCATGACCATCATCCCCGAAGACGTCAAGCTGCTCGAAGAAGCCATTTCCCGCTGCGGCGGAACCGTGATCGCGCTCGCGGAGACGCTCCGCGTAAAGCAATCCACGGCGTACCAGTGGAAGCGCAGGAAGAGCCTTCCGCATGGCTGGCGCAGGTATTTTGCAGAGGTTCTACGCGATCCAAACTGGCCTGCGAAGGCATGACCAGCAGCCGCCCGTGGGCGACCTAGAACGGGATGTCCGGATCTTCCGGCTCTTGCGCATCTTGCGGCGCCTGCTCGCCGCGACGCTCGCCCTTGGGCGACAGAATCCGCAGCTCCGACGCGACGATGCCGGTGGCGTAGCGCTCTACGCCATCTTTCTCGTATTTGCGCGTCTCGATCTTCCCCTCGACATACACCAGCGCGCCCTTGTGGACGTATTCGCCCACGATCTCGGCCAGCCGACCAAAGGCCGTGACGCTGTGCCACTCGGTCTTTTCGACGATCTCGCCGCCGTTGCGCTTGTCGCGGTAGCGCTCAGACGTGGCGACAGAAAGCCTGGCGACAGCACCGCTGCCAGTGGTGCGCATGTCAGGGTCTTTCCCGACCCTGCCGATGAGGATGGCCTTGTTGAGCATGGGCGAAGCATACACCGTGGAACTGGCGCGTGCATGCTTGCTTCGCTGTTCGCGTTTGTGTATACAATTTGGCACCACAACCAGGAGGCCGTATGGACAAAGCGCAAGGGATACACAGAGCAATCAGAGCCGCTGGCGGGCTCACGAAGCTTGCCAGCACCATAGGCTGCACGAAGCAAACCGTGTGGATGTGGGCGAATCGCCGCCGGGTGCCAGTGAAGCACTGCCCGAAGATCGAGGCCGCCACAGGCGTCCAATGCGAGGACCTGCGCCCGGATGTCAACTGGGCGTATGTGCGGCAGCACATGCAATCGCTCAACGAACGCTCAGCGAACGCTCAACGGACGTTCAACAGCGGAGACGGTAAACGATGAACTACTACCCATTTCACATAGGCGACTACGCTGCACACACCGCGCACCTCGACCCGCTGGAAGACATCGCATACCGCCGCCTGCTCGACTTCTACTACCTTCGCGAGGCCCCAATCCCAGCCGACGTTCAGGAGGCCGCGCGTCTTGTGAGGATGCGCCAGCACGCAGAGTGCGTGGAAACAGTGCTGCGCGAGTTCTTTTCCCTCTCGCCTGAAGGATGGCGACATGCGCGGTGCGACGCCGAAATTGAGCGCATGCGGGACAAGCAGGCCAAGGCCCGCGCATCCGCTGAAGCGTCCGTCAAAGCTCGCAGAGCGAACGCTAAGCGAACGCTCAACGAACGCTCAGCGAACGCTAAACGGACGCCAAGCGATCGTCTAACGGACGTTGAGCTACCAACACCAACACCAACACCAACACCAACACCAAAAGAAGATATACGCACGCTTTGCGTGCGTAATAGCGCGCGCGCGAGGCGCGCTGTTGGTTGTCCACCAGACGTTGCTCCGAAGGTGTTTGGCGACTGGCTCGAAGTCCGCAAGGCGAAGCGCGCTGGCCCGGTCACGCAGACCGTCCTTGACGGAATCCGGCGCGAGGCCGAGAAGGCAGGAATCACCCTGCAATCCGCAATCGAACACTGCTGCGTCTCAGGCTGGCAGGGCTTCAGGGCCGACTGGTATCACGGCAGCAGAAACGGCGTCAGCGCCGCCCGGCGATTGCCACCGCCGGAGGATTTCTCAAAGAAGGTCTACAAGAGTGAGTTCCTATGATCACCGCAGACATGACAGACACCCAGCCGCAGACGCGCACAGCGACCTGCGAAGCTCATGGCGAGTTCGAGTCCAGGCACATCGTCGGCAAGGTGTGGACGCGCTGCCCAGCCTGCGCACGCGAAAAGGCCGACAGAGAGGCACGCGAGGAAGCCGCCAGAGCACGCGCAAAGCGCAGAGAGGATTGGGAGCGCAAGCTAGGCCACGCCTGCATCCCTGAGCGATTCAGAACGCGCACGCTCGACCGCTTCATCGCGTCCACACCAGAGCAGCGCGAGGCACTCGAAATCGCCAAGGACTACGCCGCCAACTTCCAGGATGTCATGAAGACCGGGCGGTGCCTCATCTTCCTTGGCAAGCCAGGCACAGGCAAAACCCACCTCGCCGTCGGCATCGGCCTGCGCATCATGGGCGCATTCGGCCACACCGTGCTTTTCACCACGGTCATGCGCGCCGTCCGGCGCGTCAAGGACTCATGGTCACGGGAGACGATGCAAACGGAATCGGACGCCATCGAAACGCTTACGTCACCCGACCTGCTCATCCTCGACGAAGTCGGCATCCAGACGGGCAGCGAGTTCGAGCGGAACATCCTGTTCGACATCCTCAACGAGCGCTATCAGCGGCGGCGCCCAACCATCGTCATGTCCAACCTCTCGAAAGACGAACTGGCCCTGTTCCTCGGCGAACGCGTGCTCGACCGCCTACGCGAAGACGGCGGGCGGATCGTCGCGTTCACCTGGGACTCCTACCGGGCGCGGAAGGACTGAGGCATGGTGTGCGAAGGATGCAAGCGCGACAAGACCGCGCAGCTTTCAGACGGCCGCGCGGTCTGCACGTGGTGCTGGGACTGGCTTGTGGAATGCGAGGCACGCCACCTGCTGGCAATGCCTCTACGCGAACGCCGCGCCGCCCTGCAAGCTCGCGAGCAGCAGCGCAGCGAGGATCAGATGCGGACGCTCAAGACCGCAATGGCGCGCATCCATGCGCAGCGTCGCGGTCAGATGACGACCGCGACCAGGTAGCCCTTTATGAGCGTAGGCTTTAGCGAAGTCCCCTTGTTGTGCTTGGCCTCCCACGCAGACTGCGCGATGACCGGGGCCTTGCCCGCGACCTGGGCGAGCATGGCCGCCCATTTCTGGGCCGTGTCGCTGCTGAGGCAGCGCACGTGGACATTCACGCGCGCGCGCCCAAAGACGCTGATTGACTCGCGCGGAAGCGCCACGCTCTCCAGCTTGGCGGTAAGGCTTGCCTTGAGTGCATCGAAGTCCATTGGCACGCTCCTGTCTGTTGGATGTGGACAATTGTATAACAGATTTTTGCAGGATGCAACACCCCCCCAAGCATGGGAAATCGCCACCATCCCCAAGCCTGAGTTTTCCAGATGTCCTACAATGCCGACATGATCGTCTCCCTACCCTGGCCCCCCAAGGCCGCCAGCCCCAACGCCCGCGCCCACTGGGCCGCCGTCCACCGCGCACGCTCGCGCTATCGCGCAGATGCCCGCATCCTGGCGCTCGCAGCAGGCGCACGGGACACCGGAAAGACCCTGCCACCCAACGCCGCCCTGCACGTCACGCTGCGTGTCTGCCCACCTGACAAGCGCAGGCGCGATTGGGATAACATCATCGCGTCTCTCAAGTCGGGACTGGACGGCATCGCCGACGCGCTGGGCGTTGACGACTCACGCTTCCGGCTCTCCATCGAAATGGCAGAGCCGGTGGCCGGCGGAAGGATTGATGTGCAGGTGAAACCATGCCAAGACTGAGCAAAGACACATGGGCAGACGTGCGCGCAGAGCGTGAGGCGGGGGCGTCGTTCCCTGAGCTTGCCGCCAAGTATGGCGTCTCTCACCAGGCGATCCAGAAACGCGCCAAGACCGAAGGCTGGGGCGACGGCACCAATGTTGCAGAGGTGATCCGACGCAAGGTTGCAGAAAAGATTGCACGAGTAGTTGCAGGTTCCAACCCGCAAAAACGCGCCGAGGCCATAGACGCAGCCGCCGAAAGAAGGGCAGCAGTGGTGCGCATGCACCAGGCCGAATGGGAAGACCACCGGGCGCGCTTCGGATCGGTTCCAGAGGATTTCGAGGCCGGGAAGCTCGCCAAGATCAGCGCGGAGATGTTGCGCATCCGGCAGGACGGAGAGCGCAAGGCATGGGGGCTGGATGAGGCTTCCGCGCAGCCGACCATCGTGATTGAGCGAAGCTACGGCTCCAAATGACCCGCATCATCATCCCCCCAATCGACCTGCACCCCGGCCAGCGCCGCGTGCTCGAGACACCGGCGCGGTTCAAGGTCATCAGCGCCGGGCGCCGGTTCGGGAAAACCCTGCTGGCGGTGGAGTGGCTGGCGCTCATGGATGGCGGCGCTATTGACGGCAGGCCGGTGGCGTTCTTTTCCCCGACCTACAAGCTGCTGCTGGACGTATGGGCCGACATGGAGCGCACGCTGAAGATGGTGACGCGCAAGGCCAACCGGACGGAGATGCGCATCGAGCTGATCACGGGCGGCGTGATCGATTTCTGGACGCTTGAAGACAAGGACGCTGGCCGTGGCCGCAAGTATTCCCGCCTGGTGATCGACGAAGCCGCGCATGCCCGCTACCTCAAGGACGCATGGGAGCGAGCGATCAGCCCGACGCTGACGGACTACAGCGGAGATGCGTGGTTTATCAGCACGCCGAACGGGATGAACTACTTCCACGAGATGTTCAATCGCGGCGGCAATCCGGAGTATCCGGACTGGGCGAGCTTCCACATGCCAACCAGCGCCAATCCGCACATTGCCGCGGAGGAGATCGAGCAGAAACGCCGCGAGCTTCCCGATCTGGTGTTCCGGCAGGAATACCTGGCCGAGTTCGTCACCTTCGGCGGCTGGCTGGTGAAGCCGGAGATGCTGGCAGACGCGCCTTGCCCGCCCGGATTGCCCGTGGCGATAGGCGTTGACCTTGCAATCAGCGAGCGCGCAGGTGCGGACTACACCGCCATCGTTGCGATTGCGCGCGATCCTGAAACCGGCATCGTGTATGTGAAGGAGGCCGAACGGCACCGCTGCGGGTTCCACGATGTCATCCAGCGCATCAAGGCTGCGGCAGAGCGGCACCGCCCGGCGCTCATTGCGGTCGAGCAAACGCAGTATCAGGCCGCCGTTGTGCAGGAACTGGCGCGCACCACGAACCTGCCTGTGCGTGGCATTCGCCCTGACAAGGACAAGGTGACGCGGTTCCTGCCGATGCTCACGCGATACGAGCAGCGCATGGTGCGCCATGACCCGGCTGGCATCCCGGCGTGGTTCCGCGACGAATTGCTGTCCTTCCCGGAATGCGAGCATGATGACGGCGTGGACGCGCTGAGCTACGCTTTCGTCGGGCTCACGTCTGCGATGCAGGAATACAGGTATGATCCTGTAGGGGAGCGCACTTGGTCAGGCCGTGGTGCGCATGGCGGCGATGCAGAGAGGTGGAGCGCATACTAATGGCACGTTACTACATCATTGCCGAACAGGACGAACATGGGCTTTGTCCGATCATGCTGCGGAACCTGTCTTTGATCGAAGCGCTGCGCATCGGCTGGCGGATGTGGCGCGATCCGATGCGCTATGGCGTGTTCATCAAGGCACGGCGTGAATGGGTCGAGCGCCACTGCAAGCCGGTGACTGCTGGGCGTGTGTTCAGAGCGCCACTTGGGAAATGACCATGGACACCAAAGCACTCAAGTCCGAGATTGCGGCCCCGGCGCTGACCGGCTTCCGGCAGGCGTGGGTGTGGCGACCGCTGGCAAGCCTCACGCCCGCGCAGGTGGCAGAAATCCTGCGCCGCGCGGCCCTTGGCGATGCGCATGACTTCCTCATTGCCGCCGCCGACATCGAGGAAAAGGATCTGCACTACAGGGCGGTGCTGCAAACCCGCAAGCTCGCGGTGGCGGGCCTGCCGTGGGATGTGCAGCCAGCGGACGAATCGCGTGCGGCGAAGAAGGCCGCCGACCTGACGCGCCGTGTGCTCGAGTCCATCGACCTGCCGGAGCTGGCCGTGCAGATGCTCGATGCGCTCTCCAAGGGCTACGCGGTGGCGGAAATCATCTGGCAGACCGACGGACCAACATGGACGCCAGCCGCCATCCTGCCGCGCGAGCCGCACTGGTTCCGCTTCGACAGCGAGACCGGGCGTGAGCTTCGCCTGTTCGACGGCACGCCGGACGGTGCGGAGCTGCCGCCCTACAAGTTCCTGTGCCACACGCCACGCATCCTTGCCGGAATCCCAATCATGGGCGGGCTGGCCCGCTCGGCGCTGTGGGCGTGGGTGTTCAAGTCCTACGCGCTGCGCGACTGGGCGGCCTTTGCCGAGCTCTACGGCCAGCCGATCCGCCTTGGCAAGTATGGCCCAGGCGCGACGCGCGAAGACATCGCCGTCCTGAAGCGCGCGGTGTTCGAGCTTGGAAGCGACGCCGGGGCGGTCATCCCTGAGAGCATGGCGCTGGAGATCGTCGAGAGCGGGGCCAAGAGTGCATCCGCCGACCTCTACCAGCGGCTGATCGAATACCTCGACCGGCAGGTGAGCAAGGCCGTGCTTGGGCAGACGCTCACCACCGACCAGGGCAGCAGTGGCAGCCTCGCGCAGGCCCGCGTGCATGACGAAGTGCGCGCCGACCTGATCCGCGCCGACGCCCGCGCGCTCGCCGCCACGCTCACACGCGACCTGATCGAGTCGCTCATCGCGCTCAACATGCCCGATGCGCCGCTGCCGAAGCTGCGTCTTGTGGTGGAGGAACCGGAGGATATGGCCGCGCTGGCCGACCAGCTTTCCAAGCTGGTGCCGCTGGGCATGCCAATTCCGCAGAGCTGGGTGCGCGAAAAGTGGGGAATCCCGGAGGCAGCGCCGGATGAGCCGGTGCTGGGCGCGACTGCCAAGACTGGCGAACCCAATGGCGAACCATTGGCGAACCAGGGCGGAACTTCAGGTTCGCCATCGGCGCAGGCCGCGCATGCCGCCGCTGACGTGGCAGACCCAACGCCCATCGATCCGCAGACCGACCGCATGGACGCCGAGGCCGCGCCCGCATGGGCCGAGATCATGGACGGCATCAAGCGCATCGTGGACGAAGCGCAGAGCATGGAGCAACTGCGCGATGCGTTGCTCGCGGCCTACGGCGACCTGTCCACCGACCGGCTCACCGAAGTCATGGCGATGGGCTTTGCCGCCGCCGACCTCGCAGGGCGCTTTGACGTGCGGCAGGAATCGGCACCCGCAGCTGCCCACGCAGCGCGTCCAGAGCAGCACATCCACCTGCACGCCACCCTGGCCCTGCCGGAAGGGCTGGCTGCAATGGCGGCCAGCGCGCCGCCGCCGGTCATCGAGAATCACATCCACGTCCCGGAATCTGCGCCGCCCGTTGTGAACGTTGACGTGGCAGCGCCAGCCGTCACGGTCACACCGCCAGCCGTGCAGGTGGACGTTGCCGCGCCCGCCGTCACCGTCCAGGCCGAAGTTCCGCCCGCGCAGGTGGTCGTTGCGCATCCAGACCGCGCCATCCAGACGGTCGAGCGCGACCCGGACACCTTGGAAGTCACCCGCACCGTCACGACCTACGAAACCGATCAACCCAAGGAGTAACCCACCATGGCTATCCAGTTTTCCGTCGCCGTCCGCAATGCCCGCCTCGACGCCATCGAAACAGCAATCGGCGCGTCCGCCATCATGAAAATCCGCACCGGCGCGGCCCCGGCATCGTGCGCCACGGCAGACTCCGGCACCGTGCTTGCCACCATCAATCTGCCAGTTGACTGGATGGCAAACGCAGCCTCTGGCAGCAAGAGCATGTCAGGCACGTGGCAAGACACCAGCGCAGATGCCTCCGGCACCGCTGGGCACTTCCGCATCTACGACTCGACCGGCACCACCTGCCACATGCAGGGCACGGTCACGGCAACGGGTGGCGGTGGCGACCTGCAAGTCGATAACGTCAACTTCGCCACCGGCCAGAGCTTCACCGTGACCAGCTTCACTCTGACCGACGGCAACGCATAACCGGGGCCGATCATGGCAATCACCACGCTCGATCAACTGCTGGCCGGGATGCTGCCGCCGGTGTCCATCGCCAAGGCCGCAACGCCGACGCTGGTCGCTGGCCGCCCGCAGAGCCTGTTTTACCTCGCAGGCGCGCCGGGTGCAGCCGCTGCGCCGTCTCCCGGCCTTGCAGGTGCCGCGCTCACCAGCTACGCGGGGCAAATCCCGTTCCCCGCCGCCGTCACCGGCAAGAACATCCATCTGGCGCGCTTCCAGGCACAGGCCACCATCGCGGGCACGCTCATCCTGTGCGACCGGCTCTGGCACAACTCCGGCCTGAACCTGACTCTGACATCCGCGCAGACCATCAACTCCGTCGCATGGCCCGCGCGCGACGCCAACGGCAGCAGCAACGGCGACCAGGTGCTGATCGGCCTCGAAGTCACGACGGCGACCGGCTCCGGCACGCCGACGTTCACCATGAGCTACACCAATCAGGCCGGGACGGCAGGCCAGACAGGCGCAGGCATTCTTGCCGGCGTTGCAACGTCTGCCATTGGCGCGTTCTACCCAATGGGGCTGGCCGCTGGCGATACCGGCGTGCGATCGGTGCAGAGCTTCACGCTCTCGGCCTCGTGGACATCCGGCGCTGCATCTCTGGTCGCCTACCGCGAGATTGCGCGGCTGGAACTGACGTCTGCCAACGTCCCCGCCGCCATCGACGCGATCACGTCCGGCATGCCGCGAATGTATGACGGCACGGTGCCGTTCCTGCTGTTCGTTCCGTCCACCACGACGGCGAGCAATATCAGCGGGCAGGTGGTTTACTCGCAGGGCTGATCCATGACCGCCGCCGCGCAGATCAACGGCTGGCTGAAGGCGCGGCACATCAAGCGCAGCGCAGCGCAGACCTATGCGCGCATCGCATTCGGCGACCGGGATGACGCCGAGGCCAAGACCTGGGGCGCGTGGATATTCGGCGCGGCATCAAGCAGCAGCGCAAGCGTTGGCACGCTGGCGGCGACCCTGGGCGCTGCATCGGTATCCGCAACGGGCGGCCTTGCGATCAAGGGCAGCGCCAGCGTGTTGCTGGCGACCCTGACCGCATCGGGCAGTGCTGCGCTGGCTCTCAAGGCGCAGGGCGCGGCCATTCTCGATGCGGCCCTGCTGTCTGCGTCTGGATCGGTTGGAGCCGCAGGAATCAACGGCACGCTTGCCGTCACGCTGGAACAGGCCACCGCCACCGCAGCAGGTGCGCTGGCGATCCTGGGCCAAGGCGCGGCGACTCTGGCCGGGTGCGCCCTGTCTGCATCCGGCGCGGTTGCCATCAAGGGGCAAGGTGCCGCCACGCTTGCAGCCGCGACAGCAGCATCCACTGGCGCGGTTGCCATCCGCGCGCAGGCGGCTGTGGTGCTCGATAACGCCACGGCAGGCGGCACCGGGCAGCTTGCCATTGGTGCGCAGGCCTCGCCCGTGCTGGACTCAGCAGCGCTTTCTGCGACAGGCGCGCTGGCCGTCAAGGGGCAGGGTGCAGCCACACTCTCCGGCGCGACGCTCGCGGCCACGGGCACCCTGCCAATCACCGCTCAGGCAGCGGTGACTCTTGCGGACGCCAGCATGTCTGGCGCTGGTGCGCTGCTCATCCGCGCGCAAGGCGCCGCGACGCTTGGCAACGCAGTATCCGCAGGCGATGCGGCCCTGGCCCTGGCCGCGCAGATGACCGCAGGGCAGCTTGGGGCCGCCGTCTGCGCCGCAAGCGGCAAGCTAGCGATCCGTGCGCAGGGCTCCGCAACGCTCGCTGACGCAACGTGCATGGCCTCTGGCGCATTCGTCACCCCGGCGCTTTCGCTCGCCACCATCGAGGCACTTGCCGACGCAGTGTGGGCGCAGCCGCTGCCGCTGCCTGACTCGCCGCCCGCATACACGCCCGGAGCTGGCACGCTGTCCGCAGCAGAAATTGCCCGCGCCGCGCATGCGGTCTGGGCGCGGAGTCTGCCATGACCACAGCGGGCGCAAGGCTTCGGTCACTGGCTGGGCAGGACGGCGCCGCTGGCGTGCTGCTGCTGCTGATTGGCAGCGGTGCGACCGCTGGCGCTGCGCTGGTCAACTATTCCGGCCTGCCAACCGGATCGGCGGCAACGCACCTGCTCGCTGATCATTCCGTCTCGCCGTCGCCGACTTTGGGCGGATTCGGCATGTATTCCGAGCCAACGCACAGACTGCGCGAGCGCACACGCCGCGACGAAGAGCTGATCTTGCTGAGAGGGGCCGTATGACGGACGATGCCGACCGCGCCAGCGCTTACATGGACGCAATGCTGAACGCTGCGCTGACGATGCGACGGCAAGAAGGCCCACACGCAACGGGCCGCTGCCTGTGGTGCGGAGAGCCGCTGGCGGATGGACGCCGCTGGTGCGGGCCTGACTGCCGCGACGATTGGGAGAGCCGCAATGCCGCAAACAGCCGCCGCTGATCCGCAGCTTGCCTTCATCTTCCTCCGCCCGTTCGCGGAGCAGGTGGCGTTCTTTCGCGGCAAGCTTGGCAACCTCATCCCGACATCGCGCTGGGACGAAATACTGAAAGAGGCCCACGATCGCGCATTCATGGTCGCGGGCGCGGCCAAGGCCGACCTGCTGGCAGACCTGGCCTCCGCCGTGGACAAGGCGATTGCAGACGGCGAGACGCTCGACGCCTTCCGCGAGCGCTTTGCCGACATCGTGCAAAAGCACGGCTGGCACGGCTGGACTGGCGAGGACACACCAGCAGGCCGCGCATGGAGAACCCGCGTCATCTACCAGACCAACCTTGCCACCAGCTACGCCGCAGGGCGGCTGGCGCAGCTCAAGGATGCCGGGTTCCGCTACTGGATTTATCGCCACACTCCAAACGAACATCCGCGCCTGCACCATCTTGCATGGGACAGGATGACCCTGCCAGCCGATCATCCTTTCTGGCAGACGCACTACCCGCCCAATGGATGGGGATGCAAATGCCGCGTGGTCGGGGCAAACGGGCCTGAGTCTGCAAGGTTGCTTGGAGGCAATCCCGACTACGACCAGCCGCCTGCCGGGTGGAATGCCATCGACCCAAAGACCGGAGAGCCGGTGGGGATCGACAAGGGATGGGGATACATGCCTGGAAAGGCGTCCGATCTGGTGCAGGAAATCGAGCGCAAGGCGGCAAATCTCCCGCAGCCTCTTGGGGATGCGCTGCGCGCGGACATTAGGGGAAAGAAGTGATCCGCATCGAAGTTGACGCCCGCGAAGTGCGCAAGGCGCTGGAAAGACTGAGCAGCCGCACATCGAACATGAAACCTGCCATGCACGCCATCGGGCAGGCGCTGGTGGAAGGCACACGGGAGCGCATCCTTGAAGGCCGCGACTGGACGGGAAGGGCATTCGCGCCCAACAGCCCGGCTACACTGGCGCGAAAGAAGGGCAACAAGCCGCTGATTGATACGATGTCATTCGTCACCAGCCGCCTGCACTACCAGGCCAGCGCCGACAGCGTGATCGTCGGATCGCCAGCCGCGCAGGCTGCCGTGCTGCAATTCGGGGCTAGGAAAGGCGCATTCGGCGCGACAAGGCGCGGGGCCAAGATTCCATGGGGCAACATCCCGGCGCGCAGGTATTTCCCGGTCACGCAATCTGGTCAACTGGACGCCGCCGCCAGCAATCTGATCCTCGACGCAATACACGCACATATTGCAGGGGCCGAAAATGTGGTATAAGGCCGCCATGATCCGCCTAGCCCGCCACGCGATATCCATGCCGGTGCCGGTGCCGGATGCAAAGGAGTCCCCAGAGGGAGGCCTGGCCCCGCCGGAGTGGGTGCATCTCATTCCTGCGGGGACTTTTTCCGGGCGCGACGGGCGCGGGCCATACACGCTCGACGCCAAGGCCGTGCTGGACGCATTCGCCGCCAACGGGGCAGATTTGCCGGTCGATTACGACCACCAGAGCCTGACCGCCGAGGAAAAGGCCGGGCCTGTGCCAGCAGCCGGGTGGATCAAGGAATTGCAAGCCCGCGAGGATGGAATCTGGGCGCGGGTGGACTGGACGCCGCGCGCTGCCGAACTGCTCACCCACAAGGAATACCGCTACCTGTCGCCTGTTTTCCGCTATCAGGCCAAGAACGGCCGAGTAGTTGCGCTGACCGGCGCGGGCCTGACCCACAACCCCAACCTCTACCTGCAAGCTGCCGCCTCACGAAAGGAGAGCCACGCCATGACGCTACCCGAAAAGATCGCCGCCCTGCTGGGCGTGCCTGCCGACTGCACCGAGGATGAGGCAGTCGCCGCCTGCCAGCGCCTGATTGATGAGCGCGAGGCGGCCCATGCCCGCCAGCCCGACCCGTCCCAATACGTGCCAATTGCCATGCACAAGCATGTCTCCGACCAGCTCGCCGCATTGCAGGCGGAGATCGCCCGCCGCGAGGCCGAGGCCGCTGTTGATGCCGCCATGAGCGCGCGCAAGGTCTCGCCGGGCATGCGCGAATGGGCGCTGGCCTACGCAAGCCGCGATCTCGAAGGCTTCCGCGCCTTCGTCAGCGCCGCGCCGGAGATCGTGGCCGAAGGCGCGCATCGTCGCACCGAATCCGCGCACGGCGCGATCCTCACCGATGAAGATCGCCTTGCCGCGAAGCTGCTCGGCATGACCGAAGAAGCGTTCGCGCAGGCCAAGCAATCCACCCACAAGGAGTAAGCCAGCATGGCAATTATCACCCCCGCACTGATCACTTCCCTGCGCACTGGCTTTTCCAAAGCCTTCCAGGATGCCCTGACCTCCACGCCAACCGACTGGCAGAAAGTCGCCACGCGCGTTCCGTCGTCGTCGGCGTCCAATACCTACGGCTGGCTGAACCAGTTCCCCACCCTGC